GCCGGCTTCGTCTTGGATTCGTCAATTGACGGTATACTTGGCGATGATGTCCTGAGTTACTAAAGGAGCACAATGGCAGGCGCAGGCTATAAGTTATTCCAGTCCGGAGCAGTCTTGACGGCATCGGAAGTCAACACTTATTTACAAGAGCAGACAGTTATGCGCTTTGCCGATGCCGCTGCGCGCACCACGGCGCTCTCAGGCGTACTTGCCGAAGGAATGGTGTCATATCTTGACTCAACCAATGCTGTAGAAGTTTATAATGGATCAGCATGGGTCGGAATTACGGGCGATGGCGACATCACCGGCGTGACCGCTGGAACAGGTATTAGCGGGGGCGGCACTACTGGAACGGTCACAATTACTAATGACATGGCAACCACAATCACCGCATCCGGCGACATTATTGTCGGAACCGGCAGCGGTACTTATGACAATTTGCCAATCGGTACAACCGGCCAAGTCCTAACCGCTGACACTACAGTTTCACCATATAAGGTCAAGTGGGCGGCTGCTGCCGGTGGCGCTGATTTCGTTGCGGGAAAAAACAAAATAATCAACGGTGACTTTTTTTGGAATCAACGGAATTTCTCAACTCTAACGACTAATCAAGGTTATGGCTTCGACCGTTGGATACTTCAACACAACGGCCTCGGAACGATTACTAATTCGACACAAACCTTTACACCTGGAACCGCGCCGGTGGCTGGATATGAAGGCAAAACGTTTTGCCGCATGGAAACGAGCGGTCAAACAGCAAATAACGCTTTTGCGGTCATTAGTCAGAGGATTGAAAGTGTTAGAACATTAGCAAATCAGACCGCCACTATTTCGTTTTGGGCAAAAGCGGGTTCTGGAACGCCGTCAATTTCAGTAGAATTACAACAAATTTTCGGAACTGGTGGCAGTCCATCGTCGGCAGTCCAAACTTTATTCGCTAAACAAGCAATTACGACGACTTGGACTCGTTATTCATTCACCGCAACCGTTCCGTCGATAAGTGGCAAAACAATAGGAACCACAAACGACGGTTATCTTGAATTGAATTTTTGGACTTCCGCCGGTTCGGATTTCAATGCCAGGACAAATTCCTTGGGAAATCAAAACGCAACAATAGATTTCTGGGGCGTACAAGTCGAAGCGGGATCAACCGCCACACCATTCACCACAGCCACCGGCAGTCTCGGCGGCGAGTTGGCGCTCTGCCAAAGGTACTATTTCCGAAATACGGCTGGAACTGCTTATGGCCGTTTAGCAACCGCTTGGGGTGCTGGTTCGACAACGCAGGCTTATCCCGTTGTCATACATCCAGTCACAATGCGAGTTGCGCCGACAACGCTAGATTACGCAAATGTTGCCGTCGCTGACGGAGGCGCAGTCACAGTTCCATCGGCAGTTGTAATAAATTCTGCCAATCTAAGTATGACAGCCTTAGAAGCGACTTGTACGGGATTGACGCAATTCAGACCATATGGTGTTGTCGGAAATAACAATACGGCTGGATATATCGGCCTAAGTGCGGAGTTGTAAAATGGAAAATATTAGAGAAGTTGAATCAGTTGAGCCGCTTTCCGGTGAAGTGACGGCACACATAATTATCGACCGAGGCAACGAGGAATTCACTTCAATGCCGAAGGCAGTCTGGGATGAACTAGAAGCCAAGCGCCAGCAAAGCGGAACACTCTCATAGAAGTATGAAGTGGAAACTGAGCAAGGCCGCCGCACGGCTACGGGAGCAAGTTGACGATGCGTTCCCCGATAGAGATCGAACTAGTGATGGAGCCTTGGGAGACGCTCGGCATGCGGCGCGGCCTAGCGACCATAACCCTGACCCTGCTTCGGGCTGGGTACGTGCCATCGATTTGGATGCCGATTTGCGATCCCACAAATCCGAGGCGTTTGATCTTGCTGATCAGTTACGACTACTTGCCCGATCTGATAAGCGAATTTCCTACATAATATTCAACGGCAAGATTGCCAGTTACAAGCGCAACTTCAAGTGGCGCAAGTACACCGGCATCAACCCACATAAGACCCACATCCACGTTTCATTCACTTCCAAGGGCGACCTAGATGATGCGATGTTTCGCATCCCGATCCTGACAGGAGAACCCATCAATGGAACAAGCAAAGCAACTCGCCGCAAGTTGGGCAAGATCGTTTCTCGCAGCAGCGTTAGCGACATATCTAGCGGTGGGCTGGGAACCAGCAGTAGTTGTCAATGCCGGTGTCGCTGCGGTGCTTCCGGTAGTTCTGCGCTGGCTCAACCCTAACGATTCAGCCTTCGGGCGGCGATGACACCGAATGACTGGGCAGGGCTTGTCCTTGCCATTTTGTCTTGCTGCGCCCTGATTGTCGGTGGCCTTCGCTACATTATTCACAAAGAAGTTCCCGCGCTATTGGAGGCATCCAACATCGTGTCGCGCATCGAAAAGTTAGAGTCAATGGTTCTAGAATTGCTGACTAATGACCGCAAAAAGACCAAGCAAAGCCGATCGCGCCGCTAGACGTCTGGCCAAAGAAAGGTCAGCACAGCGCCATAAGGCAGTACCGTTGCGCCCGATTGATCTCTGGGCTGCTGGCATTGTTGAGTGCTATGAGGCGCTAATTCGTGCTGGTTATGGCGAAGATAGAGCGCGCTGGTACATAGAGGACAAAATGCGGCTACCAGAATGGATAGCGCCAGAACCGTCCGATATTCCTCATTACGATGATGACGATGAGGATGAATGAAGCGCATAGCGGTAATTTCAGACCTGCAAGTCCCGTTCCACGATGAACGAGCAGTCCGAAATGTCGCCCAATTCATCAAGCGGTGGAAGCCTGACGACGTTTTATGCGTGGGTGATGAGATCGACTTCCAGACCATTTCACGTTGGTCTAGTGGGCGGGATGAATGGAGCGGCACAATTGGCCGCGATAGAGACACTTGCAAAGACGTTCTCTGGGAACTTGGTGTTACCCACATCGTCAGGTCAAACCACACCGACCGACTCTACAAATCGCTAAGTAGCCGCCTGCCGGGGCTTATCGGCCTGCCGGAACTAGAGTATGAAAACTTCATGGGCTTCAAGGAACTAGGCATCAAGTTCCACCGCAAGCCCTACGAGATTGCCCAAGACTGGATCATGGTGCACGGCGATGAGCAAGCCATCAACCACAATGCCGGTCTAACAGCCCTAGGAGCCGCTAGGAGGCACGGAAAGAGCGTGGTGTGTGGTCATACCCATAGACTAGGGGTTTCGGCCTTCTCAGAGGCCTCTGGAGGCGTTTTAGGGCGTGTTCTGCGGGGTCTTGAAGTGGGTCATTTGATGGATGAGACTCAGGCCTACTACACGCGTGGGTCATTCAACTGGCAAAAGGGTTTTGGACTGCTTTATGTAGATCGCAAAGGCGTGACCCCCGTGGCTGTGCCAATAGATAAAGGAGGCTCGTTTGTCGTCGAAGGCAAACGATACGGCTGATTTCCCGGATGTGGTGCGCACCATAGACGACCACATAGATTTATTTGACTCCATCGGCGTGTTGTTGACTAAATAGCAATTTCCCTGTCTAATTGGTAATTGAATTGCCAATTGAAAGGGGTATTAGGGCAAATGATATATCTAGACCCGAAAACCGGGTGCTATACCGATGGCAAGCATTACGTTGCCGCACGGGAAATCCGTAAATTCGCCGCGAAACGGCTTGGATCAGCCGCGCCTAAAGGCAGACTGAGCAAGCATCAGATTGCGACTTACTTCCTTGACACTTACGGAGTAAATGAGGAAGTCGCATGACAATCGAACTATTTGAAGCAATCTTGTGGGCTGGGCTCATTTCGCTCATTCTCACTACTTGGATTTACAACCTAATAAACAACCATTACAAAAGGGGCTATAGAGATGGCTACACAAGGGGCAAGCTCGTTGCGAGCGAAAGATTTGTTGACTAATGCTGCTGACACGATCGCAGACCGATCACGGACGCATGGTCATTACGACCTCACAATGCTACGAACTTCAAAACTCTGGTCAGACTACCTTGAACGAGACATTGACCCGATGGACGTTGCAATCTGTATGGCGCTCGTCAAACTTGCCCGGATCATGGAAACTCGAAACCATGACGATAATTTTCTGGACGCGATTGCATACATGGCAATTGCCGGAGAACTCGCAGTCAAGGATTGGCACGATCTGGATGCTTTCTAGGTCGCCAAAAGGCCAATGGTGCGATTATTGCAAACAGCGATGGACGGTCAGCGATTATCGTGGCCAGACACAAGCGATTTGGCAAATCACCAGCAAACGTCACGGCAACATAGTCGTCAGACATTACTGTCACAGTTGCGCCGTAGGTGTCCAAGAATGGCAAGGCAACACTTGGACGCTGCAAGAGCAAATCAATTATGCGAAAGGAATACAAGACCTAGATGTTCAATTTGAATGATTATGAGGATGTAGATGCGAGAATACACAAATTTTACGAGAAATACCCAGATGGAGCAATTGTTACTGAACTTGTCCAAAACGACGAAGAAAAAGGCGTGGTTATCTTCAAGGCCATTGCTTACCGCACCCATGTTGATAATCAGCCTTCCGCTGTGGGTTATGCTCGCGGTAGCCGCAAAGATCGCGGTGTTGATCGTGATTTTTGGCTTGAAAATTGCGAGACTTCTAGCATCGGTCGTTGCATTGCCAACTTGGGATTGGCTACTAAAGGAAAGCGCCCATCTTCTCTGGAAATGGCTAAGGCTAATGACGCTAAGGAACATGCTGTACCAACGGTTCGTGTACGAACCAAAGAGCATAAAGAGTTCCTCGAAGCCCGGAATGAAGCAGCACAAGTAGTATGGGATACGACAATTGAGCCGCCTGCCGATATGCAACCCGCTTTTGAGAACGCAAGTGATTTGGTTGCTGCGAGTTTGGGCGCCGAACCTATTCCGCGCTGTTCTCACGGTGATCGTGTCCTTCGTGAAGGGCACGGCAAAAATGGCGCTTATCGTGGTTGGATGTGTTCTCTACCCATGAAGATGAAGGCGCAACAATGCAAGCCGATCTGGATGATTCTTGATCCAAGCGGCAAATGGAGTTACAGGCCAGAGGATGAAGGGTTGGTCACATCATGAGATCAGGTCAATGTATGGGATGCAAAGAACAAGCCCTGCTAGTCAGCGATTTATGCGGCGGCTGTGAGGATTTATTCTGGGGGAAGGAAGGTGATCAAGATGTTGGTGATGGACAGAAAGATTGACACATGCGACAATTGCAACGAGCCAATAACTGCGGGAACAGTAAAGCCAAGCGAATGTCGCACATGTCACGTTAGGACGAACTAGTGTCACAAAGCAGAAAACATAGGGGCTATGCAACGCAGCGAATAGTAGCAGATTATCTTCGTTCGCAGGGCTGGGAACATGCCCTACCAGTAGGTGCGGGTCGCGACGGGTCTGATGTCACAGGCATTGATGGCCTAGACATTGAGATCAAAGCCCGCACCAAACTGGACTTATCAGGACTTATGAAACAATTATCAGATCGCCGCGCTGAGGCAGGTTTGGGCGTGGGCGTGTTGCGGCTAAATGGTCAGGGTGAGAAATCCGTTGAGCAATTCGTTGCTGTTCTCACCTTGGCTGACCTCGTGTATTTGCTAAAGGCGGCGGGATATGGCGGATGACTCGGTAATAGTGCGCTGTAAATGCGGACAATGGATACATAAAAGCGAAAAATGCTACACATGCATAAGATTGGGGCTAAAGAATGTCTGATGAATGGTATACACCGGCTTCGGTGTTCAAAAAACTAAATCTTATATTCGATATTGATGTATGCGCGCCCAGGGGTGGTTTGCCGCGAATACCGGCAATTCGGTCGTTTGATGCCGAAATGGACGGCCTAACGCAAGAATGGAGCGGTTTGGTTTGGATGAACCCACCATATTCTAAACCGAGTCCGTGGATCGATAAATGGTTGGCGCACGGCAACGGGGTTGCTTTGGTTCCAACATCAAAAGCCAAGTGGACGGCTAAATTGTGGGATTCTTCGGCGCGAGTCGTTTTGCTTGAACCGAATTTGAAGTTTGAAAGACCGGACGGAACCCATAAACAGATATTTATGCAATGTTGGCTTTGGGCTATAGGGCTTGAGGCGACAAACGCTTTAGAGCAAGGCAATTTTGGGCGAATCAGATAGTGTGATGGAGGTCACATTTATGAAAAGAAAGCCTCTGACCTGCGGTTTTGTGAAGGTACTTGACAAAGGCAGTATGATCGTGACGCTAGCGCGCCTGAGAAGCAGCGCCCTTCGCGGCCGATCATTGGGGCGATCTATTGTCATTTTGGCTTTAGCAATGACACTAAGCGTTGCTGACCAAGAAAAGATATATACGGCTGATGCCGAAGCAATAGAGACACAGAAGCCATTTGACGAGATGAATCTCAAATTATATTTACATAACAAACTAAACGACTGGGATCAGTTTGAGTGCGCTAACTGGCTAGGCATTAGAGAGTCTAACTGGAGGCCTAAGGCAGTCAACAAGCAATCAGGTGCGTTCGGTATATTTCAGCACATGAGTGAGCATGCACCTAAGTGGGATGCTTATGAGCAGATTGATAAGCACATTGAATATATAAACCATCGTTATGATGGCAGTTGGTGCAAGGCACTACGACACCTGGAGACACAAGGATGGCATTGAAGCCATACCGAGCAACAGCGCATTGGAAGCGGCTAAGGCTTCAGGTGCTCAATCGTGATGCTTGGACTTGCGCTTACTGTGGTGGCGTAGCAGATCAGGTAGATCACGTCTGGCCGAAATCGCGTGGAGGCGAGGACACACTTGATAACTGCGTTGCTGCGTGTAAGGCTTGCAACTATGCCAAGCGTGACAAGGATCACACCGTTTTTTTGTGCATTCC